ATGGGCTTAGTACAAACAGAATATGGATTATGCTATACGGCTGATACAGGCTTTTATCAATACTCAGATTTTGATGATTGCGGTTTGTATATCGGTGATACAGGCACTCTATTTTGCTCGCAAGCAAAGAAGATAAAGAATGTCTATCACTTGATATATGAATGTTCTAACATCGTGCTGGCGCAATACAAAGCGCAAAAAGGAAAGGGTGAACGCTCAGAAATTACAAAGTTCAATGAGAACATTTTGGAGTATTTGGACGAACTATATTGGAGTTTACGCAACGAAACATATACACCCGGAGAGTATCGGATAAAAATCATATATGAGCCTAAAGAGAGGGTGATAATGATTGCCCCTTTCTATCCTGACAGAATTGTACACCACTGCATTATCAATGTGCTTGGGCGGTATTGGACTAATTTCTTCATTGCGAATACATACGCTTGCATCAAAGGCAGAGGTATTCATAAGTGTATGGAAGATGTGCATACGGCTTTGGTAACAGACAGGAAAGGAACAAAATTCTGCCTGAAAATTGATATTAAGAAGTTCTATGATAATATAGACCATTCGGCATTAAAGAAGATAATCAGATATGGCATTGCAGATGAGCAATTGCTAAGGCTGTTGGATAAGATAATAGATAGTAACGGTAAAGATAAAGGGTTGCCAATAGGCAATTTCACAAGCCAATACTTCGCTAATCTCTATTTGGCATACTTTGACCATTGGGTAAAAGAGGTGCTTTCAAAAATAGTTATGCAGCGTTTTGGTGTGAAATTCTACTTCTTCCGCTATATGGATGATATGGTAATATTGTGCGCTGACAAAGAGGCACTACATTTCATACTTGATATGATGGGGCTTTACTTGGGCGCAGAACTGAAAGTAGAGATAAAAGAAAATTGGCAGATATTCCCGGTTGATGCTCGTAGCATTGATTATGTGGGATTCAAGCAGAACCATTACGGTATATTGCTGAGAAAAGGCATATTGAAACGGTTTTACAGGAAATTCCACCGCACCATCAAGAAATACGAAATCAATGATGAAACTGATATTAAACACCTCTTCCCGTCTGAATATGGCTGGATAATCAGATGCTCAGAGGAACATAGTAAATTCATTTTTAATAACTGTTTGAATGATGGAATCAAGTGTTTTAACTACAGGATTGCTGGCTAAGACCAAGCCGGAAGTTATAGACAATCTTAACAACGGTCAAGGTACGTTCCTCTATAACCATAACATTAAAGAGGTCAAGGTTATTGCTGACAAAGAGGGCGGTATTGAAATTACCACTGATGCGGAACGTGCTACGGGCACGATGTTCCAATATGATAGCGTGAGGGTGGAATATCCAAAAACGGCTGATAATATTTTCAGTACGTTGCTTACTGCAAGATACCCGGCTAAGACAGAAAGCAAGTTGGTAAACGAATATCAGTCTGCCATGCTGGGCTTGCTTGCCGAAAGTGCGAAAGCCCCCTATGAGGACTTTTTGAAAGACCGTTTGGCTATCCGTGAAATGGTGGATGCCGATTGTGAAACCTATAACATACCGATGGACTTATGAACGAAGTAATGGACTTTGAGGAAAGCGAATCCTTAAATGAAGATATTTTCGATTGTGAATACACCTCAGTAGATGCCGTGATTAATGAGGTCACGGTGTTTACGGGGTGTAAGGAAAGACAGACAGAGAACGGAACGAGAACACTTATCGCCTATGGCGAGGGTATCGGTGCATCCGCTTTCTATACTGATAGTAAGAAGTTGAAAGATGTTGTTTTAGACCCGAAGCGCAAATATCCGTTCCGTGCCGTTATCAAAGTGGTACGTTATGGAACTATGTACGGGTTTAAGTTCTTTCCACCGAATACTCCAATCACGCAGGAGGATAGAGATAACTTTGAGTATTACAAGCGAAACAAGTATAAGAAAAACCGATGATGGAAGAAAGTTTGAAAGTGGCACAAGGCATAAGCGATTTTGGCTTTATGGTGATAGTGTGCGCTGTGTTCCTCTGTTTGGCGGCTGCACTTATGATAGCTTGTTTCAAGTGGTTCAAGTCTATCATTAACGGCATGATTAAAGGCAATCAGTCTATGGTAGCCGAACTTCTGACGGAAACCAAGAATCAGAATGATATGCTTACGGATATTGCGGAGGGGTTGCGCCCGGAAACACAGCTAAGGATAAAGAATACTTCGGGTATATACTTTGACCTTGCTATAGAAAGGGTGTGCCGGATTATTCGGAAAGTGAGAGAGGAAAACCACATAGCCGACCATGAGGCTACAAAGGCTAAGATACACACCTTGATAATGAACTTGCACGAAGATAGGAATAGTAGGTTTGACTACTATACCTATCGGGGAAAACGCTTATCCAGCTACACGTCCCCCGAATGGATTGAGTGGGTGGAGCAATGCGTATGGAGTGAGGTATATGCTGAAAGTGGCTTATACCAATGTACAGACGGTTTATGACCGTATAAAAATAGATTTTTACCATAAATTGAATCAAGAATGAAGATACTTATAGACAATGGGCATGGAGAAAATACACCGGGTAAACGCAGCCCGGATGGAACTTTCAGAGAGTATGCCTATACGAGAGAAATTGCGGATGAAGTCGTGCGTGAACTGGCTAAACGTGGCTATGTAGCGGAACGCATTGTTAAGGAGAACTTGGACGTGCCTTTGGCTGAACGTGCAAGGCGTGTGAACGAGGTTTGCGCTCGATATGGTGCTAATAACGTATTGCTTGTTTCCATCCACTGTAATGCTGCTGGGAATGGCGAATGGATGAATGCCCGTGGGTGGTCTGCCTATACCACTAAGGGCAAAACGAAAGCTGACGAACTGGCAAACAGAATGTATGATGCTGCCGCTTGCTTTATTACTGGGCAAAAGATTAGGCGTGACTATTCGGATGGCGACCCGGATTGGGAAGAAAATTTCTACATTCTTTCCAAAACGAAATGCCCGGCTGTACTGACGGAAAATTTCTTCATGGATAACAAGGATGATATTGCTTACCTTACATCTATGGAGGGGAAACAAAACATCGTGAACACCCACGTAGAGGGTATAATCCAATACATCAAAGAATATGAAAAATAAAGCGTTTTTGATAATAATCGCCCTCTGTGGGCTTTTGATGGCGGCTACCTTTGGGCTATGGGCTTATTGTTCCAAGTTGAAAGCGGAAAAGGAAAGGTTGGATGGCAACCAAACCGCCTTGTTGGAGAAAGTCGAATTTTACCAAACAGAATCCGGAAAATCTGCTGCCTCTGTACAGGCTTTGACTTTATCCAAGTCTGAAGTGGAAAAGCATTGTGCCGACTTGACGAATACTGTTAAGGAACTCAACTTGAAAGTAAATAGGTTGCAAGCGGCTTCCACGACTGCAACAAAAACGGAGGTGGAGGTACAAACCATAGTTAAGGATAGCATTATATACCGAGATACTTCCTATCTTAAAATCCAAGCGATACGATGGAAAGACCCGTGGATAAATGTTGATGGCTTAATTATGCCCGATAAGAAATTGGATTTACGCATACAATCTGTAGATACCCTATTCCAAGTAGTGCATAGAGTGCCTAAGCAATGGTTATTTTTCCGATGGGGAACAAAGGCTATTAGGCAAGAAATAGTAAGCAGTAACCCACATACTAAAGTGGTGTATTCGGAATACATAGAATTGAAGAAACGAAAAAAGAATAATTAGGTGTTAGTAATAGAGTAGAACTTTTGTTCTGAGCCGGGTTCGCTGTGAAGTGCGCCCGGTTTTTCTTTGCCCTTTGAAATTAAAGTCATATATTTGCAGTACCGATTCTGAAAATCGGTGTTGCATTGTACCCCTGTGTTCTTCCTATGGAGAAGCAGGGGTATTTACCAAAAATGCAAAAGTTCTACTATAGTTCTACAAAAAAATGAAATAACCTCGCAAATGGTTGATACTCAAAGTTGGGTTAGAAGTTTCCTAAACTTTAGATCCGAGTTCGATTCTCGGCGGAGCTACAATAAAAAAGGCAATCGTTACGATTGCCTTTTTTATTACCAGTGGAATGCCTCGAAGGTCACCCGGTCTCCGTTTAGGAAACACTTTAAATATTCGTTACCTATTCGAACATCCTCGTAATAATCAGTCCCGTTTGCATATTCGACATAGAAAGAATCGAAATATTCGTCTTTCCAGTCCCAATAAAAACTTGTTTTCAATTCGTCAGTCATACCGTTAGGATAATAGATAATTGTAAAATCTTCTCCCGTATGATCGTTATAGAAGTCGAGCCGTTGTTCGCATTCGTACCCTTTGTTATTGGTATAAAAATCAACCCAGGTATTATTGCATAATGCATCGGTCGCCCAGCCGTAATCATCATAATACGGATCATCCTCACAACTGTTGAACAGACAGAGTGCGGACAGCAGAAATAATAAACCGAGTATATTCTTCTTAATCAT